CTTGCAGAGTCGGCCTCTGGATCTCGGCGATCCGCTCCTGACTTGCCATGCCCTCTCTCACCAGCGCGTCTTGCGCCTCTGCCCTTTTCAGCGCGTCTGCCCGCTTGCCTATGGGAGTGGGACCTTTAAGCCCTGTTGTGTTGAGGTATCTCTGAAGCGTCGCCTGTTGTCTGCCCGGTCCTGTATCCCCTCGGAATCTGGTCTGCTGTTCATCGTGGCGTGCCTTGGCTGCTTCAAATGCCGGTCTACCGCCCATAGTAGTCTGTTCAGGTCTTCCGGCCACCTCGGTCTGATCGCCATAGATGTTAGGAACCATCCTTCTCGGGCTGAGTGCGGGCCGGTTCGTGGCGAAGGCGTAGGTGTCATCGTTGTAGATCATGCCCCTGCCAACTTCTCTTCCGGTAGATTCCAGATTCTGCAATGAGGAGAGTTGCGGGTCGGTCAGATTCCCGCGCCCGATCTGTTCATAGGAAGGCGGACGCTTTAATGGCATTTGACCCCTGTTGAATATTCTATACTCCGGTGAACCTTCAGGGCTTTCCGTCCTCTGCATCTTTATGACAGGCCCGCCCTTGTGCCGCCGTAACGAAACGCCCGGTCCCCTGATAGACAGAGTGCCCTGCGGTTGCTCTCTTCTCATTAGTGTTGCCATGATGTCCTCCTTCTTTCTTGTTAGGGTCTTTCTGTTATCATTTGTATTCCATTGAACTGGTGAAGTCAAGATATCCCGGCCATCCGCCGCCACCATAGGGTATAACGCTCGTGCTAACAATAGCGCCTTTGTCAATCCTTTTATTCCCAAATACAAAATTTGGATGATCAGGATAGGGCACCAAGCTCGGTGCGCCTGGGTTTGGGGCGAGAGACGGTTGGCCCGTTGCGCCGAACAGCCTTGTGCATAAAGAGTGCCTCTCGTCGGTGCCCCATGGAGGCGACCATGTACCGGGCGGACTGGCAGGCAAGGTATACGCTCTAAGGCTTGACTCCTGCAAATAACCAACGCTAAAATACGTCCAGTGAAGATTAGAAATATCTTCTCCATTAGCATGGTACACCCTTGATCTCTCATCACCTTCACAATTGAAAAAACTATAGCCGGGTGCAATGGAATACACGAACGCATGAACATTCGCGTTCCTTACCGGAACATTATTTTCTCCCGTAAGAAACGATGGGAGTGTCGATGGAAAATCTATACCGAAGAACGAGCTAAATACATCAGCCTCTAGGTGCCCACTCTTCGTGTTAGAATACCACTCGTCTAAGCCCTTCAATTCAGAACGACTACTATAACTTACAGCGGCCGCGATCTGGCTGTACGGGAACGGCGGGAAGATATCGGCGTAAGGGTAATAAGTCTTATCATGCCCGCCATCATTCCAATCTTCATTGAAATCAGATACAACGGAAGGCCATCCCAAAGTACAGCTTCCATGATCGTCCTCGTCAGAATCATGGCAGCTATTACTCCCGCTGCCATCGTGTATGATATAAATATGTTCTGAATCGCCGTCCTCTAAAGTATGTAGATAAGTATTGTAATCGCTGAATCGGGCAGAATATGGCTTGTATAGCATAGACGATAGTATAGTTTTCATCCCCTCTACACTATACTGATTTAACTCATACTCAACTGTTTCGCCTTCGTATTCAAATTCTATTACCCCAAGATCACCTGCGCCCGATATCGCCCTGGGCGGAGCAAAGGTTGAGTAGCCATATTGCAAATAGTTATGCGGCAATCCGAGCCCGACCATAAAAGCCCCGATATCATCACCTATAGCAGGAAGGGCCGGAACTGTACCAGCGTGGAATACGTGTGCGATCACGTCTCTATATGGATGAGTTGAGTTACTTTCAATCCAAGACTCCACCTGATTTTCGTTTACGGAATCGCCGCCCGCAATAGCAACAGGATCAAGAAAGCTCGGAGCCATCCTATACAGAACACACTTGAGCCAGAAGAATAGAGCATTAGGAGCTCTTGCGGCAAACATTTCCCAATGAGGCGGAAGAGGCGCATAGCCAGAATTCACTACGCCTGAACATCTCCCCACCTTATAGAACGCCCATTCGAGATCTAGGTTTTCGTAATCTCCTCCATGACGAAGCGCATAATCATCTCTCCATTCATCGCTTGTCATTATGAAATGCTGATTCTCGTAATGATCGCTTACAGCAAGACGTTCTTCTACGGCATAAACAAGATCTATCATTTGCTTATACACCTCTCTCGGGTGTCTGTTAGACGGCCAAATGCTTTCATTCCAACCCATTATGCAAACCTCGTTATGTGTATATCGGAATTCTGTACCCAAATACTGTCGCGCCTGATCTGCCAGTATTCAGTGTTATATGTACCTGTCGGCGCAGTGCCTGTACTGGCGCTTACCGTCGCGCCCTCTACAGACCCGGTAGGGATAACAATCGTAAGGTAAAAATTCTCAGCCTCAGCAAGGTCATCGTTGCCAAGTGCCGGGTTAGTCACTTCGGCTCCACCGACGAATATCTTGCCATGCGTTGTGAATACGAAGGCGAAAGATTCTTCTATCCACAGGTTATCGTCAAAGAGTTGTCCCACCCCGAACTCATCCATTAAAGACGGATTCGGAGACCCATGCAACAATGGGTCTTTATCTTCCAGAATGATCTTGTTAACCGCCGCTACCGGGTCGTCATAATCCTGTCCTGTCTGTTCAACTTCTACAGGAACTGCGCGGGGATCGCCGACCTGTTGAACGTCTGCTGGCGGCTCTTCTCCTATCTGGCGGACAGGCCGGTTCGTGAGTCCACTTCCGATATCACCGGGCAACGGGGTTTCACGGGCAGAGAATGAACGGGACTCACGCAGCAGGCTCTCGGGCGCGTCAGGATGCCGCTCCCTCAACTCGGCAAGCTGCCGGGACCGCATACTCATGCTGCCTTGACTGCGCCCCACAACCCGCTCCTCGCCCTCAGCGTCTATGTAGCGCAGGGGCCGGTCTTCTTCCCGCTTGAATCCTATTCTACTCATTTGGAACTCATGTTAAAAGTGAGATGTCTTCCCATTCTGATTGCTGCAATGGTTTGCTATAGTTTATAGCCATCCATAAACCATTAAAGTTTACGGGATTTGTGCTCTGATATGAACCGACCATTGTACTCATAGCGCTAGACCATTCCTCGTGAAAAGATATAGTTTTAATCCAGTTGTAATGTGCACGCTGAAGCGTATCCGTGCCTGGTTTTGTTCTGATACGGCTTGTTCTTTGAGTTATAGCCCTACCGGAGGGAGCAGGATTATACACATTAACGTCAGTCTGCAAAAGAGTGAACGCACCGTCGCCATGATCTATTACGACGTGTTTAAAATATTTGTAATCTGCGGCATATGCAGACTGCTCCTTAGCTATACTTGCTGTGATCCTGTACCACGCCCGTCTGACATAGCCATTCTTGCCCAACATCTGTTCCTGCTTCTCCACGATCACAGGGGCAGGGAGGGATTTATTAATCAGCTTCTGTCTGCGGCTCACCGCGAACTCGCCATGTGCCCGTTCCACAAGAGAAGCGTCCGCCAGAACATAGTCACCATTACTACTGGTTTCACTGATAGCGGCGGCCAAGGCTGTTGCTGCTTCAGCTTCTGAGATACCCGTCGCCTGATGCGTTTCGGTTTTGTTGAATCCATTGGACGCGCTTGCGCCAACTCGAATATTATTGTCCCATACCCCATCCCAAGTAGCTTTCTCAAATTCATAGATCCGCGTGAACAACCCGTCCTGCTGGATGTCGGGGAGCTGCCGGACAAGTGTGTAATCTCCGAAATCATCTTCATCAGGGATATCGGCGGCCGGGAAGTTGCGGTAGACGGAACGTAGTTTCTCTATCGTACCGACACGATTACTCCCGCTCATGCTGTGTGGATGGATTCTCTCTTTACCTACAAGATTCCCGTTGCTGTCCGCGGATTCGCTGACTTCTTTCACTATTATCTGGGACAGAGCGATACTGCCGTCTTTCCGGTCAACAGCTTCCACTCTCTGGATGTGCCAGTTTTCAGCGTAATCAACTTCCAGTTTAGTCTCGTCTTGAAGGCCGGCCATGGCTGACGACAGAGAGGATAGCTTGATTCCATACCATTCCCGGATGTAACCTTCCCCTTCTCTGTCGGGATAGATGGAGGTGCTCTTGTCTGGCGCGGGCAGTTTGCCTGTTTCATCCAAAGCCCACGCGTCCCACTCGGGCAGTTCATACTCGAACACTTTCGTCCACAATCCGTTCGACTGAATCTGCGGGGAGGCATCGACTAGCACATAGCTGTCGGATGGAACGCCGTCACTGATTGCGGCCAGTTCCGTACTGTCGAAATTCCGATAGACAGAACGCTTGGTATTGATCTTGCCCGGCACGAGTCCATGCGCGTCAACGGCGCGTTCGCCGGTGAGCTTCCCGCTTGAACTCGCCACCTCGCTCACAAGCGCTACCTGGGTCTGGATCAGAGTGATCGAGCCGTCCCGGTTGTCATTGGCAAGTGCTTCCACGACGTGATAGCCCGTATCGTTCCCGACCGTGCCCGAGTCGTTCTTGATGGCGGTCATAGCCGTGGCGAGGTCGGATTTCTTTATCCCGTGCCATTCCTTGCGCCGTTCAGCTCCGTTCCGGCCCTCGTTGGTGTCCTGAGTAATGGTGGGGGATCTTGGCACACTATCCACCAGCCATGCGTTCCATGAAGCCTTCTCGTAAATGTAGATTCTTGTGTAGAATCCATTTCCTTCAGGATTAGAGTCCTGGTCAACCAATTCCCAGTTATCAGGGCCTGTATCACCCAATGAGTCTGTTAAGCGGAAGTGACGGAAGATGGTCTTTCTCTGGTTAAGCGTTCCCGAAACCAGTCCGTGCGGATTGACCGCCTTCTCTCCGTCGAGGTTGCGCGTGCTGTCGGTGGCTTGCTCTTGAAACTTACGTATCTGACCCTGCACAGCGGTTATCGAGCCGTCACCATTGTCCGCAATTTCCGCAGTCGTGACGTGCATCCCGGAATCATTTCCTACTCCGCCGTCATCGTTGACGATTGCACCCAGAACCAGAGCAAGATCAGCCTTGTCGAAACCGCTCCACGTTTTCCTTCTGACTTCATCACCCTCGCCCGCGTTTTCATAGGCAGTGTGATCCGGGTTATGTGTCGCTACCCACTTGCCGGCAATAAGATCGTCACCGAACGTTTCCGCCGTATGCGCCTCAGCGCAGTCGTAGGAGACAGTCGATTGAAGAACCTGATCTCTCAATCCGTAGACCGTCTCGGTCGCCCATGCGTCGGTAGCGTCCCATCTGCGCCAAGTTGCCTTACTGAAGGCTATCATAAACGTGCCGGTATTGTTCTCGATGTTCTGCTCGAACTTCCGCTGCGCATAATGCCAGCCTGATCCGAATTGAGCTACAAGTTGAGCATCGGTGACGGTCTCAAGAAGATAAGTTTTGGTGGCCTCGGATGGGTTGACGTATGGGATGATTACGACTTTGTTCTCGCCCTCGCCCTCTTTCAGTCCGAACAGTTTAAGGATCGAATGATCCTGGGTGGTGTGGAACTCACGCGCCCCGAGCCGGGCCAGCGTGTTGGTCTCGAATACTTCCGTGAGCGCCTGATAGTAACCGGCCTCTTCGCCATGCTTGGCCATGCGGTTGTGGGTCAGTCGGAAGGTTCCCTCGATTTTCTCTTTGGAGCCTATCGGGTCGGTGATGGTCTGACGCTCGCTGAACGCCCCTGAATCATACGAGATATAACTGTCGGCAAATTCGAGGATTTCAGCAGAGTGTTTATCTGAAACCTTGTCCCAGAAGCGGAGAACGGTACGGGCTTTGAATTGGGACAGAGCGCTTACGTGAACGAGCCGGGCGTCCTTTTCTCTGATGAAATTTCTCGCATTGTCGTATGCCATTTCACGCCTTTATGAGCAACATGAACTTTGCAAAATGGGATTCGGCCCTCTTCAGATCCCTGATATCACCCGAATCGCAGTCGAAGAACCGGGAACAGACATAATCGGTCAATTCGACTATCCAGTTGTCACTGATCCCGATTGTCCCCGTCAGATCGGTTATATCAGTTATCGTCAGCAGACTGCCAGCCGTGTTAATTCTGGCATCCGGTCTGAGCTTGATGATGAGTCTTACCCCGTCATTCAGGAATATGATAGCTTCAGCATCCTCAACCGAGTAACTTCCGTCATCCGCATCATTGCAGATTACACGTACCCGTCTGGTAATTACATCTGTACCTTTCATGCCTAACTCCTTAACTGATTAACAACGTAGCTCTCTATCAACTCACACCAGCAGGAAGTTCCACCAGCCCGCCAGTCTGACAGCCTTATGCCCCTTCCACGCGTCCCAGTACGACGCGCCCAAGTCAAGCAGCATCTCAGGAAACAGGTCATCTCCGAATCGCCTGACATCCCACGCACTGTCGGGTAGCCCTTCCTTTATCAAATCATCTGCCTCATCGCAGAAATGGTCATGCACCAGATAGGCAGGGAGATACCTTTGGAACGGCGTGCTTAACAACGCCCATCCAACCGGAGTCCTGATCGAGCCGCCGTCCGAAACCTGTCCGCGCTCTGCCGTATGCACCACGCCCGACTGACACGTATAATGCAGATCTTCGAGCAGCAGGAAATGCTTGCCATCGAACAGCTTCACGTCCGGACGCGGGACAGTATATTTCCATTCCTGATCGAGCAGGAACTTGTACAGAAACACGCCTTCCGGCCATCCGCTGAATACCGATTTCATAGCGACCCCCAATGAAAGTGTCTGCTTATCCAGCCAGTCACGCTTGCACCGACGACTCCGCATACGATAGCGATAAATGCTCCGACAACCCCCCATTTCGTAACAACAGTTTCAACTTGGCGAATACGTAATTCATGGTCAGGATGTTGCGGCGCATTAGCGCAGCCCTCTTTATAGAGTTTCGTAAGGCGACCGTGTACCTTCTCGTTGTCTTCGCGCCGTTCCTGATGTGCAAGAGCCTGATTGACTTCAATAGCTTTCAGTCGCTCTTCTATTCTCCCTAACAGCATTGCCTCTTTCTCATCCATATCTACACCCTCGCTTCCCTTATGCTGGCAAACTCCGTCTTGCTCAACTATCTTCTCCTAAACGAGTACCGCTCCGTAAACAAACTCTTTATCAAATTGGCTCCATCGCATCCTGCCGAATCCATCGACGCCCCATCTGCCCGACCATGAATTCTGCCAACCAAATCCATCATCGTCATACCAGCAGGCCAGCACAGCGTGTCCGCCTATTTTCTCATCGTCCCCCTCGCCTATCCAGCCGGTCTTAACATTCGTCTTATTCCAGTTGTCCGTGATGTCCATGCCGACAACACATGCAGTATGTGAGTGCAGCGCAAATGTTAAATCTTTCTTAGTCGTAAAATACTCTATATGTCTATCTGTATAATAGCCCAACGCTTGAGCCGCCTTAAAAGCATATTCAAGCGTAGTGCCGTCAGCGGCGGGTATCCATTTATGGGCTTTACTGTAAATCTCCCGACCGTCAACTTGTTGAGCGATATGTGTTTCTTTCCATCTCTGGACTTCGACATATCCCGCCACGGCGACCCCCGCGCAAATCGACTCGACCCCCTGATGGTTAGCGGGTAAGCAATACGACCGACTATCAATATACTCTGGAGCGGAAAAACCATGCGGAGCGCGAAGCAGACGATCCTTTGGTTCGTCCCGTATCCATCCTCCGCCTGAAAATCCGGTGTGAAAAATCATTTTCTCATTATCCATTTAGCATAAATTCTGCCGATAGTCTCATCTTGTCAACATCATAAGTTGTGCCGGTGGTTGCATGTTGTCAGTACCCTCGTTCTCTGTTCCTGTTCGCACAAATCTAAAGATAGCCAATACAAGAAAGAACACGACTACCGCGCCAATCATGTAACAGGCCAGCCCCATGCCTTCCTGTGGATTATCTTTCATAGTGTCACCTTGTCAGTATCCTTGTTCTCTGACCCTGCATCCGTTCCCGCCGGTCAAGTCCGGCCCGGATATAAACCCAGTACTCCTCCCACTCCGCCAGCAAGTCGGGATCAGTCCGCCAGCCCGGCCCCGCCGCTTCCAGCTTCCGAACGAGATACGTCCGCCGCCATCCGAGCGGTGAGTTGTGGTGCGGAACATAAAGTCCGTCGCGCCCCATCACCCGGAACGCCAACTCATATACCGCTGACCACGTCTCTATTTCGTTGAATGCGCCATCATCTATCCGTACCAAGACGATGGCGTTTTCAGGAATGTCTATTGACCACGTCTCTATTTCGTTGAATGCGCCATCATCTATCCGTACCAAGACGATGGCGTTTTCAGGAATGTCTATCTCAGGGATATCTATTCGCGGAATGACATACCCTAGTTTATTGAGCGCAATATCCGGCTCATCATCGTCTTGCAGCAACCGGTACTTCGTCACCAGCCTTTTCTGCCACTCAGCAAACTTCTGATTATCCGCGCTGAGTAACGGCTCCATTTCCCGCGCCATCGCCTTGAACTCGGCTGCGTCGACTTCCTGCCACGGGAACTTGTCGAGGCATCGTATCACGCCTGCAATATCAGGCTTGGCTGCTATGCTGTAATTGGTGATAGCCACAGCGTAGAGCTTGACAGCAACAGCAGAATTGGTCTCATCCGCCTGTTTCTCCCATTGATTGGTTGCAGAAGCGGCAGGCTCGATTGCGATCGGCTCAAGGTCGGCGGCATAGATTTGCAGCGAAAAACCCACCGCCAGAAATATGTATATCCATGACCACATAATGCTCCTATTCGATTAGTCCGATTTGCACGTCAATCTGTCCCAACAGCTCCGCGTCCTCGTCGCTCGGAAGAATGATCATCCGGCAACGCACCAGATAAGCCAGATATCCGGCTTCGCTTGCGCCAAGTCGAGCTATGGTGATCCCTCTGCGCAGCGCAGCCGTGTCGCCGTAATCGCAGACGGCCAGTAACTCTGCGTCGATATCCGCCTGAGTCCCGCCAGCCCGCTTGATATACGTCGCAATGTAGAGTTGCGCCTGACTCGAATCAAACCCCAACGCAACCGCCGATCTCCATGAGACAATCGCATTCGTATAGTCTTTAGCGATTCGTTGACAGTTACCCATGTTCGTGAGCCCTATAACTTTCCGCTTCCCGGAAATAGCATCTATGCCCGCCTGATATGCGGTCAACGCGCCGGAGCAATCGCCCAACCTATACAAGTGCGCGGCAATGGCGACCTTATACGATTGATCAATGACTGCATCCGCAGTCGGCCAGTCTGTCGCAGCCTTCTCATAGGCTGCAATCAAAACCCTCCGCGCTGCCTGCGACACCCCGTCCTTCTGACACGCGACGACTGCGGTGGTCACATCCTCGTCATATCCCGCAAAGGACACAGACACACCGGCGACAAGCACCAGCGCCAACATTGTTGCCATGAATCTCATAGCTCCTCCTTTTATGCCGCTGTTGCGGCGTTTATCCTTGAGGCAACGGTGCCTCGTTTAATCGTTCCTTTATCCAATCAATTTCAAGCGGCTGCCAGCGTCCGACTCCCAAACTGTTCGTCTCTGGCCCGACAGAATCATATCGAATAAAACTCGCCCTCAAATTGTGAGCATTCGTGTACCACTGCCACGTCTCCCAGTCTTTCTTGCAGCCCTCGTGACTGGGGTACAGATACAGATATTCCACCACTGAATTGGCATTGGTAAGTTGGACCCATACCGAAAAATCCCACAGCAACGACCATTTCAGTATCCCCCGGCTCTCCCCCACAAACGCATTATGATCGTCAACAAAATAGAGATGCGCGTTTGTATCGCCGTATGTTGCGTCAACTGCCGCCATCGATTGGTAATAGTATTTCAGTGCATCGTCACTCCACTCCTGAGTTGTGTTCGTAACCTCGCAGATTTTGACCTCGGCGTCTGTCCAGTTCCCCGGATACCCGCCCGGATTCAGCGGTATTTTCAGTCGCATGTAGTAATGCGTGTTCGTGGGGTCAGTAATGCCGCTACCGGCACCAAGCAGACTTGTAATGTCCTCCAAAACCGTTTGCAGGTTTGTTCCCGCAGGAGTAATATCAGACAAGTCGTTGGTATTCACTCCGATCATAGCCGCGCCGTTGGTGGAGCTGTATGCGTCTGTTTGCACCGTATCAGCGGCAATGTAGGCGGTCACCAGCGCATTGCTCTGTGCGGTGTCTGCCGTAATAAAAGCATTTGTGACAACCACATCCGCTGCAATGTAGGCTGCCGTCACAACCGCGTCCGCCGCCGTATATGCTGTTACCAGCGTATTGCTCAATGAGATATCGTTTGTTGTTCCATCCGGGTCTACCCAGTACAACGTATTGCCCGACGAGGTTATCCTGCCACCGTGACTGAAGTAGTATGAGTTGGAAGCAGCATAGACATCGCCACCGAAGTATCCATTACCCGCCACGTTAAGGTTGCCGCCTGTAACTTTCTTGATCGAGATATTATCTACGTAAATCGAGTAATTTGTACCCGACTTAATAGCGTAAATCAGATCATTGGTCGTCAAAGCTGTCACCAGATTGCTGTTGCCCGATATTGCTACATCAACATTCTGGTTCGTTACCCCGCCAAAGATGAACGAGTTCGTCACACTGTCCCCGAACGAGTAGACTGTTGCGGATATCAGATAGGTTTGCCCTAGAGTGGCGCCCACAACGTTTGAGGGAGTGATCGTGGCTGAAACCCCTGCCGCCACCCTGATTTTATTGGAGTATGTTCCCAAAGATTCGAATGTGCAGTTGACCAGCGCCCAGTGATCCGCCGAGCCGGTAAATGTCCCGTTCGTGGTCAGCTCACTGCCCAACGAGGCACGGTTGGCAATAGTGACCTCCTCAAACTCGTTGCTTGTGGACGAGAGATATTCCTTGTCTAGTATCCATTGCTGAGTGACAGGCGCGTTGGTGGCTGCCGGAGTAGCAGGGACGGTGAAGCCCGAACCTGCGGCTGCGTGGGTAGTGCCGTAGTAGGTGGCATTGGATACGACATTGAGGTCCCAGACTACGCCCGGCCAATCCTTAACAAGCCCATTGGTGTAGAAAACGATGTAAGTATTACCATCAAAAGCAAAACGCAGAGAGGAACCATATGAACCGGCGATGCCCCATGAGCCTGGGCCTGGGGTTGGGTAAAAACCTATAGACGCGAGATTAGATAAAGTCTTTTCACCCGCATTCTGATCTGCCGTCCATGCAACTGAGCCATCTGCTTGCAGAGTCTTGTTTGTGCCAAACCAGTTTGTGAGATCATTATAACTGGCGAAGCCCAGTGTGGCATAATTAGTGAGCGTCTCTGATGCCATGCCAGAGACCTGAGTTACCGTCAGACTTCCGAATACACCGGACATATCTCCACCTGCCGGCGTATTGGTGAGAACGGCGTTATTCGTAGTGGAATAACCCTCTGTCCCATGGTCGTCCCATGCATAAGCCGCTGCACCTTCCGCCGCCTGATTTGTGAGCGTCGCTACCGCTACCCCCGATACCTGCGTAACTGAAAGGGAATCGTATGTTCCTGTAACATCGCCAGCAAATGTGCTATTGGTATCTAAATAGCCCTCTGTCCCGTGATCACCCCACGCATAGGCACTTGCGCCCTGTGCCGCCTGATTGGTTAAAGTAGCGCCTGCCACTCCGAATACCTGAGTTACTGTCAGACTCCCGAATACACCGGATATATCTCCACCTGATGCCGTATTGGTCAGAATCGCTGTATCCCACGTATTGACCTTCAGCGGTGAGATGGTCTCAATCTCATCCAGCCCATAGACACATACATCGTCAATCGTACAGGCCAGCCCCCCACTCTGCGAATAGCGCATAATCAGATCACCGGAATCGGCAAGACACGTAATCACTTCCGTAAACGTGTTGGACGTGGTTCTGCTCGTTCCCGCCGCCGTTCCAATATACGGCGTGACTGTCTCGTTCGCTTCGTTCATGGTGAATGTCACGCGGTACTGCTTGCCGGAAATCGCCCCGATATCCTGGGACAGGTCGGAATTAGCTGTTGAACATTCGGCCTCACCGCCAGCTATTGACCAGCTCCCGCCTTCAGTCCAGCTCGTGTTTGTTGCAAAAGTTCCATCCGCAATCAGATCAACACTGTTCGAGCCGCGCAGGTAAAGGTAGGCCGCATTGGTCACACCGTATTCGTCAGCGTTCTGGTAAGCTGCCCAGTCAGCCGAGCCGTCGGTGAACAGAACATTGCTTACAGTTGTGTATCCCTCTGTCCCATGATCGCCCCAGCCGTAGGCCGTAGCGCCTTGAGCAGCTTGATTGGTAAGAGTGGAAACCGCTACATCGGATATATTCGTAACGGTAAGATTACTGTAAACACCGCTCACATCACCACCGAAATTGGTTGACGTTGATAGGTAGGCGTTGGTTGTATGATCGCCCCATCCATAGGCAGTTGCACCCTGAGCAGCCTGATTAGTTAATGTCGCTACCGCTACACCGGATATATTCGTAACGGTAAGATTACTGTAAACACCGCTCACGTCGTTGCCGAACGCCGTTTCAGCATTCAGGGTCGTATTCGTGCCGAGCCAGTTGGTGAGGTCATTGTAGCTGGCAAAGCCCAAAGCAGCTTGATTGGTAAGAGTGGAAACCGCTACACCGGATATATTCGTAACGGTAAGATTACTGTAAACACCGCTTACATTACCACCAAACGCCGTTTCAGCGTCTACTGTCGTGTTCGTTCCGAGCCAGTTAGTCAGATCGTTGTAACCTGTAAAGCCCAGTGTGGCGTAGTTGGTCAGAGTCGCTGAGGCCATGTCTTCAATCTGCGTGACAATCATCGCGTTGTATAGCCCGGTGACATCGCCTTCATGCGTGGTATCGAGATGAACAGCCAGCGGATCGCTTTCGACGTACCCCCCCCAATTGGTGCTGATAGAGTATATCTCGTCAGGTGTAATTATCTCGTCACCTTCCCACACGGTACACCAGCCTCTTGCTCTTGTAAGCGCCTGAGTATCGTTCCTGATGACGACGGCAGCATAAGCTTTCTGGCGGGTAGTGACGCAATCGTTGGTGTTGAGCTGGAAGATGATGTTCGTACCATCTGTGCCATCCTCGATCACACCGGGGATAGTCCGCATCCCGACGACATCCGGCTGGGCGTTGGTGGCTATTCTGAGTTGAGGGGCCAGACCGCGAGCATCAAAGGTGGTATCTTTATCTTCCATGAGCGTGAAGACATAACGCGGTGTGCCCTGCTGGGGGAGCTTGAGATGAAACTGTCTCGATGAATGGTCATCCAGTCGGATAACAAAACGTTCGGTGCCAACCTCGGCTTTTGCAAGAGCAGCTGTCAGGCAGAGTAATATAAAAAGTCTTTTCATATCGTATTCCATTCATCGTTTACAGCCATTCGTTATGCACAACGCTTATATCCTGACTGCGATGCTGGTAATATCGCACAAGTTTCGCCTGACTCAGCTTTGCCTGATATCTGTCTTCATATTGTGCGGCTGCGTTTGGATCGGTATATGGCTTGTTCGGGATTGCACAAAGGTTGGAGAGCGTCAGCCACACGAGCGCCATCCGCCAGCGCGTCAGAAACCAGTCGGGGAGTATATCGTCAACCAGGTCAGGTTTAAGCGCGACTTTAATCTCAAGTCCGCCCGTACTGGCCGCAGTCGGGATATAGTCCTCATGCCATTGAAAGGTCGCTTCCTCAACCAATTTGTAATGTGAGACAGTCTCTATCGCATCATCCACTTCAACCCATACGATTTTCTGTATCTCACTGTCGTCTGGAAGAAGGGTGGACAGGTCGTAATCCTGCTGATTCGCGACTATATCAATAGCCGTGAGTTCCGCCTCCCACCTTTCCGAGTCCTCACAGAACTGTTGACAGGCAAGCAGGATTTCATTATCCAGTACACCGCCGCTTACCCCGCCCGGCAGGCGCGGGACAATATACGGCTTCAAAGCTGCATAGGTTGATATCACTCATTTTCCCTGATTACAGCAATTATGTCGGCTTTCTTCTTCGTCACATCAATCTTAATCTCCTTGGCATCGGCATAGGCGATCAATTCCGCCTTTGTCATTTCAATGAGAGTGTTGTCCGGTTCCGTCGATGGCTGTTCGGGAGGTGGGGCTTTGCTTTCATCCTGAATCAGTAGTTCGCCGTTCTTATCGCACTCCGCAAGATTATTGATGGGCGTTCTGTCTGCGGCTTTGCTGCTGTCCTTCAACCCTTCCATGAACAGATTTTGTACATGTGCCTCATTATACGGAAACATTGCACCAGTTTTGATGTTCTTCATGAATTTCTTCATAACCACTCCTTATAGTTTAGAGCACTGACCCCCGAAGAGGTCAGTGCCAGGTTGAGTTTTAGAGTCCGGCAAGTGGAACTGCCAGTGCTCTTACAGTGATCTTGAGTTGATCCGCATCGTTGTTCAACGTCACGTCGATGGTGTCGGTCGATGTGTACAACTGTCCACCTGCGTATGCAACAGGCGCCGATGTAATCGGGTATATCGTTGCAGTGGTCGAGGTAGTCGCGGTTACAGCGGCATCAGTTCCCGTAGCCGTTGACACGACTGCATTGTCGGTCACAATTGCCGTCGCGGTTACAGCATCGTCGGTTCCCGTGGCCGTCGCGGTCACCACTGTTTGCGTGGCAAACAACGCTGTCACCGAAGCAATGAAGTTCGTTCCGTTGTAGTTTGTGGTAGTCGTGGTTATATTCGTCATGTAGACCAATTCGATCGTAGTATCCGTTACGTTGGTAACAAACGTCCCCCGTGGTTATCCGTAAACGTTGGTCACGAACGTCCCCTGTTGTATCGGGTCACGTTGGGTAACAAATGTTCCCGTAGTATCCGCCACATTGGTAATCACGGCCAAGGATGATCCAAACGACCATGCGGACATTGCAACGGCCGTCTGTCCGGTAAGACAATTGGCTCCATCAATCCACCCATCCGTATCATCACCATCACCGATATCAATAGTCAGCGTACTGTCTTCTCCGGTATAGTTGCCGTTATCCTCGATCTCATAGCCTACAGCAACAATAAAAGTGCCTGCCGGCACGTTGAACATCTGATAAACATTCTCAGCCGTGCCCGTATGTGAGGAACTTGAAAAATCAAGCGTCCTCTCTAACAGAATCGTCTGCCCTGCACCTCGAGATGGATATCCTATTGTACCCCCGACCGTTTTATCCTCTGTGTCCGCAATCACGGTAACTGCCATGAGAACAAGAACACCCAGCCCTATCATACTGTTTTTGAAAAACCTCATATCTGTTTACCTTTCTTTTTGTGAAGTTAAACAGGATGGCCCCGAAGAGCCACCCGTTAAATCAGCCCTTATAGCAATACAAGGACACTAACCCTTCCGGCTTGCGCACGTTCCAGTCGTACACATTGAGGCCGCGCATCTTCTTACCAAACGTGGATTCGGAAGTCAGACGTTCAACCTTGTTCAACTGCTGGATGTGAGAAATCGCATCCATGTTCCCGCCCATAGCATACGTGCCGGTGGTTTCGTCAGCATCGGTCGTATAGAGCAGGTTCGATACATAGATGGTCAGACCGTCTATCGAACCGAGTCGGCCAGTCCTCATTACTGAAGTGTCATCGCCCATCAGAGCAGCGTTCTTCAGGTCTGAGTTGACCAGGTAATACCTCATCCATTCCGGCAATATCACCCACATCTTGCCGGGTGTGGCGCAGTTCTGTTCGCCCAGTACGGCGCGTATCCGCGTAAGCATCTCCGTGGCGTTGGCGGTTGTAATTGCTATTGGCGTTCCGGCAACACCAAGGTTGTACGCGCTGGATTTCGCTCCGGCGGTCGTGCCCTGGTTGTCGGCGTGTGCCTGCGAATAGATGGACTCAAAGAACTCCTTTTCAACATCCTCGCGCATTTGATCGACACCTTGATTCACGTATTTCCCTGAGATATCGAGATGAGTCTGTTTCAGGTCGATATCATCTATCAGGATGTTGAAACCGCGCGCCCTGTTCACGTCCATTGTGATCGGCGTGCTTTCCGGTGCCTGTACAGGCAGGGTCATGCCCTTCTTGTACGGGAAAGTATCGATGGACGGGAGAGTTGCGACTTCAATGCCATGCCCCTGCTTCAATAGACCTTCATAAAACTTTCCGGTCGTGATGCGTGGCATGATGGTGGTGGCCCAATACTCGACATTGAACTCCTTGGCGAACAATGTCGGGATCAGACCCATATCTGCATATTGCGGATGACCCGCTGCTGCTGTTACACTCATACTTTATATTCCTTTCTATTTGCGCAAGCAGTCAGCAAGCCCGGCGATAATCACCCGACTACGCGGCCTTCCTGATTCGCTTGCACTGCGTTTTTCCATTTCTTGCGGTCTTCTTCACTTGAGCCAGGTTGAGCAGCTTGCTTCGCAAAGGCATCAAATTGGGCTTGCGTCATCGTCTGCTTGCCCTGCACTTGCTTTGTCGCGCTGCCCTTTGTTTTCGGTGAGACTTGCTGTTCCACTGTAGGACGTGCGGGAGAAGGAACTTTTACCCCTGTCCCGGACGAATAAGCCTTGAACTGTTCCGCAACTGCTTCCGCTGATGCTCCATTCAATGCCTCGGCACGAGTCAGCTTTGCGCCGGAATATACCGGCTCGGCCAGATACTCGCCCCAAGCCTTGTCGCCCGGCACCGAAACACCGTCGCCATTAGCAACAGTAAATCCCGGTACAAGCGCTTCAATGGAATCATACCAGCGTCGGTCTTCCATGCGGTCGATCCTGTCTTTGATCTCCTGCACGGATTCCGGCTGTGCGGAAACATCTGACCTTTTGCGGTTGCCTTCCATAGCAAGTTGCAACTCCATGAAGTCTAACAACTCTTCATCGGAATCGTACTTGTCTCTGATCCGCTGCGGCAGCTTGGATACCATTTCCTTCGCCTGTTCACTCAAGTCCGGCTCGGACTCGGACACCGGCGTTGGTCGCGCTGCTTTCATACGCTCCATCTCAGCCTGCATGAGCAGGTTCTTCTGGCGCAATTCAGCAATCGCTGTTCCATGCTCTCCATCCCGGTCATTCAGCTTCTTCGTCAGCTCCTCGATCCGTTTGGCGCCCTTCGTCAGATCCTCATCCTCTTCAAGGGGCGGTTCATCAGGCGGTGGTTCAATCGGATCGGGTTCAGCCGGCGGTGGGTCCTCGACTACCGGTTCAGCAGGAGGCGGTTCCTCTTTCGGAGGTTCCGGCACTACTGGTTCAACCGTGGGCTTAACCGGAGGCTCAACGAGTTTCTGCTTTTCAGCTTCAACTTCTTTCCGGGCCCGCTTCAATCCCAGATCGTCTCTAAATTCATCCACCATTTTTTCATCCTTTTTCATAGCGTCTCACCTTTCATCGTTCGCGGTTATCCGTTCGCAATTACTCATCATCTCCATCAACAAAATTCAGGATTGTACTCAATGCCTCGGCTTCTGTCGTGCCGTTCTCAAATCCTTTCCGCCTGTTTTCAACGTCGCGCTGATCGCGTTCTCGTCTCAGCCAGTTAAGGAAGATTTCAAAATCTCCGGCTGCCACCATCTTGATGCGGGCAACCGCCGTCTGTAATTCTTTTCGCTCCTGTTCACGCGGTTCAATCATTGCCGGGGGGCTCCTTATGCCATTGTTGCGCCGGTCTCTACCACTATCCATTCCGTCTCAGTGGCATCGTAGGATACCAGGCAACGCCCGGATGTTCCTTCATTGCTGCAAAAACACACCATCCCGTTTGCCGGGTCGGTAATTGCAGTAATCTCCACAACGGTTTTGGGCGTCAGTCTAAGTACGCCTACAGGTAACAATTCATAATAAGCCATGGTGCCTCTCCTTTTTAATTGTGACCGAAAGGGGTAGACCATAAAAAAAGGACGGCGATTAGATGGTTAGGCACCTAACTACCGTCCTGAAAAGTCATGGCATACGCCCGTTGCAACAGGCGGCTACCCCATATTCTGTTTATGAATCACACCGTAAGCATATTTTCCTCAAAAAGTCAACTATAATTTTTATCCTTTTTCGATATTAGCAATTCCTATGGCACGTTTCAGAGCAAGTTCCTCGTTTGCTCTGGCTTCACCGCGAGCATTCTCCTCACGAGCCACTGCCTGTTCAGCCTGCATCGCTGCCGCCTGTTGAGCCTCTGCCTGCTGTTGCGATTCTTCGCGCTGCTTGAGGATATCCGTAACTTCCTCAACTGATGGCAGCAGATTGTCGTGGTCGATTTGCAGTAGTTCCCCGTATTCGTGCAGGGTCTTCATAATGCTTTCCGGCCCGACAAACTCGAAGACGGTCGGGTGCAGTAATCTGTCGAGAAATTCCGTGATCCGTATCTGCCTCAACTCCATGAGCAGTACGCCCATAGTGCCTTTGACTTCCACGCAACAGTCGCCTTTGATTGAATCATCCGGGTCGTAGAGCATCTTCCATGCGTAAAACAGGGCTATGAAGCTCGCTACAGCTTCGTCCTGGTTCCCGAGCGATTCCTTCATGCCCCGTGCCGAGGCATTGATCAACATACTCAAGCCACTGGCAGTCTTACCCGCACCGGCAGCTTCGTCTGAGCCATACATATACGGGGGAATACCAGTTGCTTCCTGCCCCATCTCAACACCCTTATCATAGACGGCCATCAATGCGGCTGTCCGGTCGTCCGGCTGGAAGAATTCCACTGCCTTCCGATTCGCTCCGCTCTTACTTACAGTCGGCCATACCTTCCACGCGTACATAGTGGTTATATCTGTCTTCGGGTTGATCTGTGACATATCCACATCAACCTGTGGCCCGGATGCAATTGCCATGTTGCCTATAATATGACGACCGGCGGAATTGGCGATATCCTGTGCTGTGCCCATGAGTAAGGGAATACCCTTGCCCCAGAAGGAGCCCGGAATGCGTTTATAGCTCGCCGTGTGGTAGATGCTGCGCCCGAGCGGGTCGGGATTGGGCAGCAACTTGATTATCTCCGTACCACACCATATCACCTGATACTCGTAGGTCATAGTCTTCTCGATCCCTTTAACACCCTCGGCTGTCAGCATCTCTCCGCTGATCGGCCCCCAGAACTCCAAAACATCGAAGGGGTTTTCCGCTTGGCTCTGACCAGTTGCCTTGTTCTCCGTGCTCTGTCTATCGGCATCCACTACCTGCTGATTCGTGACACCTTCCGGGTGATCGGAAAGAATCTTGTCAATAGCTGTCGAATCATAGCCGGCCAGTGCCTTCAGATCGGACAGTTCTTTTCTCGTGAGCGAGTACGTCTCAATGATATAGCCGTCACCCGGTCCTTCGCTGTTCGGGCTAGGGTAGATATCCTGCGGATTGGGAGCGGTCACGTAAATCTTCGGAGTTGAGGTTATAGTTGGCTCGTCACCCGCCCACGCTATCTTCATCCGCATCTGAACCAGTGGCCCTTTCAAGATGCCTGTGCCGAATGTCAGACAATGAGAGCGGAAGTCCTTCTTGACCTGGTTCCACTTCGCCTCGGTCAAATCGTCTTTAATGTTGGTACTCATCTTCTCAGCACGGTCCCGCGCTTCTTTCTTGATCCGTGCCTCAATAGCCTTCTCCTGTTCGGCCTGCTCCTCCTCCAACTCTTCCAGGCTGGCCGGATCTTCACCAGTAGCAAACCGGGCCTGTGCCGCTTCCATTGTAATGCTCAGAGCTTCCTGCTGGACATTCTGGGACATTTCCGGGTCGGGTGTAGGAGTCAGCGTCCACGATTGCTCGTTCACTGTCATGTCGATATCCGTCATCCATGCCTCGCCGGTCAGACATTGAGTTTCGGTAATAGGCATCCACTTGGCAGGCACCCCGCGTTTAACGAGTTTTGCGAGGATATCCGAATCGTATTCACCCTGGCGCCGACGAGCCGCATCGCGCAGTTTCTCAGTGACACCCGATGAACTCCTGGCGTCGCGTGCCTCAGTCCATTTCAGTTCAACATGCGCGAGGAGCGCTGTCTTGACCGGTTCATTCTCCGATTGTTTCTTCAGCCGTTCCTGCTCCTCTCGTTCGGCGATCATTGTATTAGTCAGAACCGGCAATATGGTCTGATCGGTATCGGTAAATGTGGATTCATTCATATTTATTGCTCCTCACCATGGATAGTCTTCCGTTTTTATCTCAGCCGTTCCTTTTCCGCCTGTAACGACACCCTCAGCAAAAGTCAGCATCAACGCGTCACCAATGTTCGGGCTGCGTTTCAGTCCGTCAAAAACGATTATGCCGTCTTCCTTGAATTCACGCTTACCCTGTACTTTGATCTTACCCGATGACGTGTACGTGTATTTGATGCCTGTCAGCTCCGCCACGAGCAAGTTGACGAGATCCCTGTCAAGTTTCGGGTCAATCCGGCAGGTCCGGGCTTCAAACCATTCTTTCACCGCCCACCAGAGCTGATCTCGGTAGCGCATATACTCGTCACGCTCTGGGGCCGACTCACCCACGTTTACGCCAAGCACCGGTATCCCCAGCTCTTTCAGCCGATCAACAACGCCGGCACCCATCCCGATTTCGTCAACATGGATACGATCAAATAGTTTCTTACGCCTGAACGCACCCACAGCACGCCCTGTCGTGACCATTGTGTCCTGCTTATACCATTGCTCGACATGGGTCAGCATCCCACCTTGTCGTATCACCAGGGCATTAGCGTCGTCGCCAAACCGGGCAACGTCCAGGCCCGCTATTCTTTTTGATGTCTCAGTCTTGATATCACGTCCAATAGCCGCCTCGACCAGTTCCAGCGGGATCAGCGTGTCAGCCGAGCCCTTCGGGAACTCGCCTTTCACTCGAACCCGATACACGTCAGAGTCCTTGCCGTACCGGTCGCCCATCTGCTTGACCCACTCCTTCGACACAAGCTCCGAATCTACCGCGCTGAACACAAACGTCTTCCAGTGCGCCCGGTCCGACGTGTGCGATCGGTAGAAGTAGCCATCTGTCCTGGTCGGGTTCCCAGTGAGAATGATCCGTGCGCCCTCCGTGGTCAGCGCACCCTCACCAACCTCAAATATCTTTTCGTGAACACCTGAAGATTCGTCAACTAAAATCATCATATTCTGGCAATGGAGCCCCTGGAGCGCCTCTGGGTTCTCTGGTCTGGCCGTTCGAGCCGCAGCCCACGAGGTCTTTTCACGCCCGACAACGACAACCCGGTCAGAATGGACGTTCAGCATTTGCGCGAACGCCTGAATCATTTGGCCCTTCCACTTGGCTATCTCGGCCCAGAGCTCATCATAGAGCTGATGCGCAGTAGGAGCCAGGCAACCGATCCGCGTGTCATGCGGCCAGAGACAGAGCTGCCAGAGGATAATCCATGCCAGTAGTGATGTCTTGCCCACGCCGTGCCCGGACCGCAGCGAAACTCTGGCGCCCGGCTCCACAATCGCCCTCAGAATCATAGCCTGCTGTTTGGTGGGCTTGGCTTGGAGTACCTGAACGACAAATGCCACCGCGTCAACACGATACCTGATAAGCAGGTCTTTGAGTCGCTGGCGATCGTCGCCGCCCTTCACTCGGCACCCTGATCAATTTCATCCAGGATCTCGGCGATACCGAATACGCGGACATTGGCTTCTTTGGGCGCATTGTAGCCCAGGAGCTCTGCCAGTGCTTTCCTGACAGTAACAGGATCGACCAACTCCAGATCGGTCAAGTGAATCCCCATGACCTGATTACCAGCCTCATCAACTATTCGCTTGAGCTTGATCCGCTTTAGGGCCAGTACGCCTATTGTCTCTTTCGTGACCTTGACAAATAACTCACCATCCTGATCCACCTCGACGAAATCAGCCAAGGTAGTCCGCATTATCAGAGTGTAATCCGCAGCGATCTCTTCTTTGGTCGCAATACGTTTGGACTGAAGCCGTTCAGCCATATCTGTTCGCAGTAAAGTGATTCTTGGTAGATAGCGGGTATAAAGCCTGTGCGACTCCCTGAGTACCGAATCACGCTTCCACTTGGCGGCTCGCGGGTAGACGGAAATGTACTCATCACATCGGCTCCCCTCGATACAGCCTTGGATAAACGTCTCATGTTTATGATTCTTTACCGGCTTGGCTGGGTCAGACGGAACTTTCTTTTTCGGCTTGCTCTTATGTTTTGGCACACTGGGATCACACTTCTTCATAAGAATGCGCTTACCACAATTCGAGAGAAACGTCAAGATCAAAAGAAAAGGCAGTACAACCATTAACGGCCATACTGCCTTCAGTTAAGATTAAGATATTGGATTCCCTGAATTACTTCCGCTTCTCCCACCGCTTTATGTAATTGTTCCATGTCCACTTTTAATCATCTCTGTTGGCTTGCTCCAATGCGTCAATGTCTTTTTTTCCTTTTCAAAAGGCAAGGGTCGTATTTTTTTGGGAAGTTTCTTTCTGAATCGCTCCTTGTATTTCCTGTCACGCTTGCTTGTACTCATCGTTATCCTCGGTTAATAAATTAAGAGTGCTTTCTACAGAGCCTATAATGCGGGCCGCATCATGTTAGCCTTTTCCAATTCTCCTGTATGCAGGATGTTTGTAGCAGAAAGCACTCTACATCCTTTCAAAATGGAAGTGGGGACTCCTCTTTCTGATCTTGTGACACGTCCTCTTCCTCAACAGCCGGCCGCTGGTCAAATTCAGAAGGTTCCTCAGACTTCGCATCAATGAAATGGAAGGAGTACGCCTTGACTTTTACCTTCGATCGGGGTGTACCGTCCTTCTCCCATTTATCCTGCCAGAGATTTCCTTCTAGCAGGATCCGGGAACCCTTATTGAAATACTTAGCCACATTGTCAGCGGTCTTTCCGAAGAAAGTGCAGTCGAACCAGGACGTGTGGTCCTTCCCATCTCCAACCGCAACAGGGATTTCAAGGACAGGGTCGCCATCCTTCAGATATTTCAACTCAGGCGTCCGCCCGATCCGGCCCATAATGATTACCTTTGCCATTCCACTCATTACTCATCTCCTTTCATTTATGTTGAGTTTACCGTTTTCCGCTTCAGCTTTTGCACGTAAGCGGTCAAGTGCTTGCCGTTGATACGGCAGCAACGACTTGCGAAAGAAATCAATGATATCAGCATCTTGCTTGCGCTGGAGCTCAGCATCCGGTTCTGTATTCATATCTATTTCCAATCATTGATTGTCTGCTTCTCGCACTTTCCACAGATACGGCATGTCCGATAATATGTGTTAGGATGATAATCAGCATACCATCCCCCTCCCGGTCGCCCTTTTCTCCATGAATGTCCAAGCACCTCACAGATATGCCCTTCCTTGGCAAGTCGTTTAATTATGTTGGTCGAACCGCCATGCACCTGTTCCACACCTTCCCAAAAAAGCAAGGTCGCTTCATCTAACGTGACGCCTTCCTCAATTGTGACCTTGCCGGATCCGTTTATGATTACTGGACCAAAAACAATAAAGTCAGAGAAATCCACACCAGATACATCACTAGAATAACTCATCCTATTGGTTTCCCACACTATGTCGACAGTTCCCGCTATATTTGTGGTCCCATCGGGAATAACGATGGTCGGGTAATCGTCTTCAACACACCCGAGCAACAACCCGACCAATAATACGATACAAAGATACTTCATAACACCTTCTCCAATACTCTGACTATCTCGTGGGTTTTTTCATCAACTTCAGTCTTGCTCCACGAAGTTCTTGCCATAGATTGCAAACTGTACAACAGAAGTTCAATTGCTTCATGCTTTCCGCTTAGTACTGCATCTAAAGTCAGCTTTGTACGAATAGAAGTATTCAGACGAACAGTTGCAACAGTGCCAGAGAAATCTACACAAACATCAGCGAATGCGTGCTCGCCTATCTTCTCATGAATAAAATATGCTTGCCACCGCTGTAACCCCAGCTTCTCCTGCCAGTACAGAAACGATTTTTTGAATTGTTCAAATTGTGCTTTAGTTGTTTTCATATCCACCCCATTACCGGCTCAACCCCGTCCGGCATAGGTGAGTTATGTTTATTCCACATATCGCAGAATCCCTCTACATTCTGGATTTCCATGGAAGGCTTCTCTGCCAAAGCCACGAAATTTGTTCCCCTGTTTTTGATTCTCAGTATATTGAAGCCTATTCGTTTCAGGTCTCTTTGCATCCTTCTTTTTGTCCAGCCATATTTATGGCAGAAATACTGTGGAAATTCTTTACGGGATTGGTTCATTTCTTTATCACTGCCTTGCAGGATGTCTTGTCCCCCGAACAACATGGTCAGTTTCTTTTCTACGGTGAAGAAGGGGCAAATGATAATGCGAGTGCTGTCAGGTGTCCGTATCTGTAGTCTACCACCAACCTTGAGTATTTGGTAGAAGTCTGCAAGTATTCTTACTGCGTCCCAATGGAAATGGTGTTCAATGAAATCATTGCACAAAATATAGTCAACCGTTTCCTGGGCAAAATGTTCCGGGAATAAATGTTCCGGGAAAATAATTACTTTATCAACCTTTGATATAGTATTGCTTCCATCAATGTTGATAAAGCCCGGCCGGTAATCAGTTCCACAGCCCACGTTCAGCTTTACTGTACTCATTTTGTCCCCGGTTCTTGCTGTTGGTTTCATTTCTCCTCCTATCAATTTGCTATCAATATCTATCAACCTCCCATGCCTCGCTTTCCATGATCGTGTAGCCGCACGCTTCGCACTTCATGGTGGGTTATCTTGTAATTGCCTACATAAAAGCCCATACCGTAGCCGCTACGGCTATAGCAATTCCGACATCGGGCTTGGCCTGCTCGATCAGGTCGAGAATCGCGTCGTATACCTTCGATGTAACGCACAGGTCTTCGCCGTCTTTATAGGCCACGGCGTCATCTGCACGCGTCGGGTCTACGCCTTCACGAATGATCTTGTAATACCTACCGCCTAGCATCGTTCTTCCTGCTGTCATCGTCTGTCCTCCTTTGTTGTTTTCATATCAAACCCATCACCGGCATCAGCCT